ATATATTCAATTTATCGCCGTCAATAAACCTTATTACGTCCCCTGGATCAATTGGCCCAAAGTGCTTTATCCATTCCACTATGTGTTTAAATTCCCACACATTAGGCTCATGGGTTTTTATCTCAATATATCCGTCTACATTAATTCGCTCACTGCCAACGGGTCGCCAATTAAACGGCTTTTCACCTTTTTTAAAGCTGGTTTTGTTTGGGCCCTTTGGCCTTGCGTTCGGGTGCGGTATATTCCCCGGCTTAAATTGTCCTGTTCTTCCTGAGAACCATTTGTTTCTTTTTCTCACTCCCTTTATTGCATCTATAGAAAATTCAGTATCAAAGGCTTGATTAAAAGCGACAGTTAAATCAGGGTCGGTTTTTTCCGCATAATGCGCTTTGATAAATACCAGCATTTCTGGCGTGTAGTGAATACATTTTCCTTTAGGCATTTTTGTCTATTCCTATCAGCGCCCCGCCTCGATTGCCATGTTCGGCTTTAAATTCGGCGGCTTTAAGAGCTAACGCCGCGTTACTTACAATTTGGCTTGATATGCCTGAAACAGCCTTGGATCGTTCAATTTCTTCTTTGAGTTTTTCACCTGTTATCGATTCATCACTAAGGCGCTCAATCTGAGCAAATAAATGATTGTTTAAGTCGATTAGTTGATTTTTCATGAGTTCAATTCCTTAGCTGTTTAAATCAGTCATTTTCATATCAGAGGGTGTGACGATCCCGTTTTGGGTGACGTTCACATTGAATAGCCAGTCTTCAGCAAAGAGCTTTACTTCATCGGGTATGCGAACGCCGCCGCTTGGGGCTTTGCAGATCACCGACGTCATATTGTCTTTATCAAAGGTGATTAACTTGCCTGTGCCTGATTGGTGCATGTAAAGTAGTGAGCGACATTTATAGGTATTGCCGTCTTGGCCTTGCACTTCATTAAGCTGTGGCCACATGATCAGGTGGTGTTGGCCATGATGGAAAATGCCCGTCAAATCGATGTTGTTTTTCTCTGCCATGAGGCGCTTGATTTTATCGGCGGCGCGAATGTCTCGCTGATTAGCGTCTGCTAATTGTTTTTTGAATGTGTTCGCTTCATTTTCTAGGCGTGTAATTTTAAGGCTTTTTTCTTCCGATTTTGTCTTCACTCGTTTCAGTTGCTCTTTTAACCTGGCGGGGCTATCTGGCCCTTTAAGTTCGGTGAGTTGGCGTTGTAACTCTGCGCTTTTAGCCCGTGACATTTCAAGTTCACGCACAAGCCCCATTTGCTTATGGGCGTTTTTTTCAGCCTGAAGTAAAACCGTGTTCATTTCTGACATTCTGGTTTCTAGCTGGTTTATCTGGTCGGCATCGGCTTCAATTTTGCGTTTATAGCCGTCAACCTGATTTTTTAATAGGGTGGCGGTTGATGCCTGTTCTTTTAACCTGGTCATTTCACTGTTTAGGTGATTAATCGTTTCAGCCATAATGTCTGACTCTTTAACCATGTTGTTAAATAAGGCGATAAAGGCTTCTAGGCTGTTGGCGGCGTCATTGTTTAGCATGACTTGGGTTAATTGTATGTGTTCCATTGCGTGATCTCGTCAAGTAGTTATTTCGTTAATTCGTTATTAAGTTTGGCTAGGCGCGCGTGGCCGCGTTCCATTAGTGATAATTTGGTGATCGATTCCCGTAATGTCGGCCCGCGATACAAGCCAGGGAAAATGATTAAACAGCAGGGTTTGTTAAGTGGGTCTTTCATGGTTTCGCCTGTTTCGGCATTCACAAATTCAAGTCGGCCACTGGCCCAGCGTTTGCCCGTTGTGCCTTTGCGCGGGCCTGTCTTGTATTCGTGGTCGTAGTAGTAACCCGTTATTTCTCGAATGATGCAGGGGCGACCCTGTGGCCACCACTCCGAACTTGAGTCAGCGAAAACCAAAAAACAGGTGGTAAAGCCCTTTTCTTGTTCTTGTTGGGCCTTTTCTATCCAGGGTAATATTTTTGAATAAGGCGGGTTAAGCCAGCCTGTCGCACTGGATAGCGGCGGAACGCTAGCAAACCAATCTTGTTTTAATGAATCGGTTTCGGGCGTGAAGTACACGTCACACTTAGCCGACATGCTTGTCGCGGCCAAATCGATTGCAAAGTCGAACTCGTCATCGAGCGCCGCAAACAACCAAGGCACGGTTGATGTTTGATCCCGATATTCTTCTTTGGTTTTTGAGTTTTGCTGATGACTTGCCATAGTTTCCCTTATTTACTCTTTAAGTTGTTTTTATTGCAACATTACGTGTAATTAGTCACTTTAAGTGGTCATTTCGGGCGTAAAAAAACACAGCTATGCCATGCTTTTTTAGTAACGCCTATTTACGCCAGCGGCCCGACCATACATAGCGGCCTAGCACGTCTAACGCATTGAACTGATCTTCAGTTAATTGCTGGTCGTTAGAGTGGGTTTTATCGTTAGCATATAACGTATATGTGCCGCCGATGTCTTTTCTTATCCAGCGTAACCAGATATTACCGTCCTGTTCCCTGATTGCGTAAATGTCCGGCTCTTTTACGTCAGTTTCGGTGAGGTCGATTAATACTTCATCCCCTTTCGATAAATCAGGGGCCATGCTGTTATCAGGCACACTAAGCAATACTATTTTGTGACCTTCAATGCCTTTGGCTTCTAAGTCGCTGGCCCTAAATGCAATTGAATCACTGACTAGCAGCTTGCTTTCATTAAAACCTTTGATGGTTTCTATTTTTGGGTTGTTAGCTGTGATATAACCCCAATTGTCGGGTTGTTCGCCTGGGCTGTCGGTAAATCCGACCAGGTAAGACGCCGATGTTCCTAGCACATTGGCTAGTGACGGGAACATATAAATTCTAGGCGCGCGTGAACCGCATTCCCAGTTTAGCCAACGTGAACGCCCGACCCCCGCCCGTTTCCCCGCTTCTTCGGCCGTCCAGCCCTTAGCTTGACGAAGGCCCTTTATTCTCGCCCCGATTAAGAGCCTGTATTTTTCGTCATGGTCATCCATACGCTCGCCTCGTTTAGCAGTCGCAAAACCCTACCTTGGGAAATGCCTATTAAAACCTAAATATACATTACTTTTTAAAATACCACATTAAGTAATAAATAGCACTTTTAGATCGTTGCATTTACCACTTAATGTGGCTAGTATTACCACTTAATGTGGCTTACTTAACCACGTAAAGAAGGAATCATCCAAGCCGTGACAATTAAAGAGTGGATAGACAGCTTAGGCGGGATCAGCAAAGCCGCGCGAGGGTTAGGGGTGGCACAGGCGACCGTTTGGTCGTGGTATCACCTGGAACGGTTCCCCCGGCCTCGTCAACAAGAGCTAATCAAAAAAGAAAGTCTGGATCAGGTATCAATAGAAGACTGGCGCGCCGATTACGTGGCAGCGAAGGAAGTAGCATGACAATTATTGTTTTAATGGGCGGCACGACTTGCCACCAAGAAGAAGTATTCAAGGACTTTTGCGCCGCGCGCCCTGGTCGAATTGAACGGTTTTCAGTGGGCGGTTTAGTGGACCCACAAAGGCGCATCGAGCGTTATAAATTTATCTTTTCTCGCAAAACATTTGATGACCGGGTGACAGTTGTTGTCGGGGTGACTGATGCTGATGAAGTTGCAGCCTTGCGGCAATTAGGCGCGTTTTTCTGTCATGTTCGCGGCCCTTTGGCCAAGGTGTTTTGTGATGTGCCGATGTTGCTGTCTGATCTTCATGTTGCCGCCCGTTCTTGGTCATTACCTAAGCCTGAAGCCGTACTGACTCCGGCTGAGGTGCTATCGGAATGCCTGATCCGTTTCCGTAAAAAGGTGGGTTGATATGAATTTGACCCAAGGTGCAGCCATTCTTTGCCAATCCGAACGCTTTAGGGCGTTTTTAAGCCTGATCGCTAACCGTGAGGTGAATAACGCTGAGTTGGCCGCGGTCGCTGTGAGGGAATATTGCGGAGTGTCGAGCCGCCGTGAACTGAATACCTGTAAAAAAGCCGGTGACTTATACCTGGCGCTGATCCAGCAGTTCAATGCCTGGGCTAATCGTGATTGTTGATTTTAGTTTGCCCGCATTACCGCTTAGAACTCCAATTAAATAAGGCGGACGGGCCATGTATACCAAAGAGTTAGACGAATTATGTGAAAGCTGGGCGCGCTGGGTTCACCGCGGCGGGCTGGCGGTAAGTGGTCAAAGTGTGCTGAGTAAGCTTATCGATAACCACGGTGTTATGAATTACGGCAGCGGTGGCAGTGGGCCAACGCTCAATTGTGTTGAAGCAGATATCGAAGCTGCCTTGATGTCGTTTTATGTCGTTAATCCGGTGGCGGTGGATTTGTTCAGGTTGGAGTATGGCGCAATTAAACGCCTTGGGTTTGACCCTGAGAAGCCCCAATTTGACAAGGCGCATTCGTTGGGGATTAGCGTTAGAACCTATAAGCGTCGGCTAGGGCTGGTCCGGGCGCATTTAACAGAGAAGTTAACCAAGTCGAGGGTAAAACATGTCAGCAAGCAATCTATTCACGTTAGCCAGTCATCCGCAGCGCCTGAGTCGCCCAGCGAAGAAAACGCCCCCAAATCCCGCCGCGGTTGCAAGGCGTCGCGAACTTGAGGAACGGCTATTAGCGAAACGGGAAAGAAGCTTAGAACCGTTTTAAAGAATTAAAGAAATAACGAATTAACGAAAGGGCGCAACAATATGAAAATGGGTTTTAAGATTTCTCACCACTGGGTTAACCCGGTGCTAATAGGGTTGGTTGTTGCGGGTGATACCTTGGCCCTTTATTGGGTGAGCGTGGCGGCTAAGTTGGCCTTGGTGGCGCTGGGTACTTTCTTGATCATTAACTTTGTCTTTATTCACGCTGATGAAATTAGAACCGTACACAAGGGCATCAAGCCGCCTGTTGATTGGCTGTCTCGCCTGAGTTTCTTTTGTTTGTTGGCATCATTGGCCCTGGTGAAGTGGTGGGGCTGGTTTGCGTTCTTGTTGTTGCCTTGGCTGGCGGTAGTTGCCAAGAATGCCGCCATTTTTAGAAACAAACAGTGATTAATTTATCCACAATTTTAATGAACAAGGTGTGAGTAAGTATGAAGCAAAGCAAAAGTGTTGAGGTGGCCTTATCTGAAGCTGTTGTCCGCCGCTTTCAACATGATGCGACAGTGACCCAGCTTAAGGATCCTAAATATCCGCTTAGGTTGCGCTTTAGTCGTGGACGCACTAAAGCAAGCTGGCACTTTGTCACTTACCGCCACAATCAAACCTATTGGCGCAAGGTCGGGACTTGGCCGTCACTGACCGTTAAAGCCGCGCTGGCTTGTGTGCCTGAGTTATCAGCCCAAGCGGCCATTAATCCCGGTGATAAGTTGTTGAGCGCCGAACAATTCAAGACAGTGGCCGACTTATTGAACTGGTATGAGCAACGCTGTAGTAAGTTGCAAAGCTTATCTAAACATCGTAAGTCGACCATTAAGTCAGTGATTAAGTGTCATTTGTTGCCGATGTTAGGCCCGCTAAGTTATGACGACTTAACCCCGACTGATGTTGATGATCTGTTTATTTGTCCACTTCAGCAAGACAGGTCATTAGCCACCGTTCGGTTAGCGTTCGTTGTACTTAAAGCGGCATTTAACCAGGCGAAGAAACAAAAACGTATTTCAGTTAATCCCATGAGTGAAATGGTATTCAGTGATTTCATTATTGATAGTGTGGTCGCCCGTGATGGAGCCATTAAGCCAATGATGTTACCTGAGTTGTTGAACCGCTTATCAGAACAAACAATTCGCATTCAGATGTTTGTTGCGCTGTTGCTGGGGTTTGCTACTCGTATCGGTGAAACCCGGCTAGCTCGCTGGGACCAGTTCGACTTTAATAAGCGCACCTGGACGATTCCAAAAGAAAATACTAAGACCCGTCAAACCCATGAGTTACCCCTATCAGAGCAATTTATCAAGTTGTTGTCAGCATATCGTAAGCAACAACAATCAACGGGCTATCGTGGTTTGTATTTGTTCCCAGGACAAAAGCCTAAGCGGTCTATCTGTGAATCAACCGCCAGTAAGTTAATCAAACAATTCAGCGAGGGTGCCTTTAGTGCGCATGACTTTAGGAAGTTAGCCCGGTCAATATGGGCTGATCTCAGTATCGACTATATGGTCGGTGAAAGATTGTTAAATCACTCATTAAGTAAACTCGATGAAGCCTATTTCCAAACCTTAATCAGTGGGCCTAAGCGTGATGCTATCGAACAATATCATAAACATTTAGATGACTTGGGGTTCACTGAGTTTCACACCGATCCATTACCGAGATCGTTTGTTAAATCATGTTCAGTCAATCCCAATAGCCAAGCGGCTTAGACAATGAATCAAGACATTTATCATATAGGAGTAAGGATAATGCAAGGGACTGGAAAAAAACACGCCGCCGAATCGATGCAAAACAACGGTCAGGCGAGCAGTGTCGCCACGTTCGGTGGCGCGAGAATGATTAAGTCTATCAATGAGTTGCGAGAGCTAAACGCGCGGTGGCGTCAGATAAAGGCGGGGGACCCTGAGCGTTTCAGGCTTTACCACGGGTACGAGGCCCGCGGTATTTGACAAAATATTCACTTTCCTATGCGCCGACAGCACTCTTTCCAGTTAGCTGGAAAAATCCAGTTAATCCGCGGCCTGTAGGCTGTTGGTTTTAGAAATTTAGGTTAATTAGATGTCGATACGCTATTTAAACATTTCGCAGATCGCCGACATGTTCGCATTGTCCAGACCGACAGTCCGAAAGCGATTGAGGCGGGCCGGAGTCGCGCCACATTCGACCGTTGGCAGTGTGCCTTTGTATGACATGGCCAGAGTCGGCCCCGCTTTGTTTTCTCACTAAGGTTGAGGGTTAAAAATGTTTTCAGATCAGAGTTATGACAAGTCACTTGAAGAATTAAAAGCCGCTTTAGGTTCGCGTGGTCAGTTTGGCATTAGCGCCATTCAACGCCATTTACGTTGGGGGTATAACCGCGCGTGTTACCTGGCTGAACATGGCGTCAAAACTGGTCAGCTTGTGACATGCGGTGAGTTCAATCACCAATACATGTTCAAGGTCGAAGACGAAAAGCGGGCTTGGTCTGGTCATGTTCAAATGACAGTTGAAACCGCGTTGAATATGTCTGATCGAGAACTTAAGCAGTGGTGGGGTGATGACGTTAAAGCCGTTCGGGCTGAGTTGACCAGGCTAAAAGAGTCCGGCCGAGTTTACCTTCACACTGAAGGCTGCGACAACGAAGACCCGGTCACTGGCAAGTGTCTTAGACACTATAAAGATTAAGGCGGCGGCATGAGCAAAGAGCATAAGCAATATCTATCCATAGCTATAGTGGTCGGCTTTGGTTTTGGCCTTGGTGATCAGCTTGCGTGGTTGATCTTTGATGTGATTAAAACCGTGTTGCGTATTCCTTTGGGGTGATGGGTGTTAGCTAAAGATTTAAAGCCTGGGGATAGTTACCGCTACGAACGCCAGCTAAGAAAGGTTATCGCCGTCGATAAGTGGCCAACTAACGTGATCTGTTTGACGTTAGAAGGTGTTGAACCAATGGTCCTATTAATGGCCACGTCAAAAGTAAGTTAGCACTATGACTAAAAAAATTGAAATTATGGAACATGAAGACGGTAGCGCCTCAATTTATATTCGCCCTGAGTATGTCGAATATCAGTTCGATAGCTTTGAAGAAGCACTAGAGGCTGTAAGCAATTTGCCGGAGGTAGGCTGATGCCAAGCGGAAAACCAAGGGATGAAATCAAAGATAAAAAACAGGCGCAGCGTGAAGCAGCTGCAAAGCGAAAGCGCATTCAGCGTGAACGCCAATCGGCTTTAGGGATCGCCATTGTTGAAGTGTCATTGACTAAGGGCCAGCGCGAAACCTTAGAGAGAAACCGAGTTATCCGCGGCGGCGTTCGTGGTGAATATGGCTTAGATGAATATATCGAAACCTTGATCCGCCGTGACAATGAACAGCTTGAAAAACAAATCGCCGCCTTGGGTGATTGCGGTAAATGTAAATCGTCATTACCTGGCGGGTGTGATGGTTTGTTCAAGGGTGATTGCGAATGCTGGCACACGTTCAGCTATCGTGAACTGATGTTGTAATTAATAAAGTGGGGTGTTTATGGAAGACTTAAAAAATGTTTTTAAATACGAATTCTTAGAAGATGAAGGCTTAGTCAGTATTTTTGCAAATGGTAAACTGGTCACTGAACTTAGTGATGATGACGGCGATCCAGAATCTGTTTTTAATTGGTTTGTTAATACATACAGCAAGACTAATTTGGCGCTTAATTTTGCGGGGTGTGTTAATTGGCAGGATCCAAGCCATAGCCCCGAAGTTGAAAAAGGTGATGAAAAGCTTTTTTGGGTTGCGGTTAAAGTAAAAAGACCAAACACAGCTAGCCAGTCTGTGACTGAAAAGGTTGTTACGTTCTTAGCTTATTATCAAAACAGACCGCTAGAAGTCGATTCAGAGGGTGAGTATATAGATGATGACTATCTAGTTAATGAGTGTGGCGAACCGCATGAATCAATAGGCTGGGTTAATTGTCAGTCTCATTGTGAGTTTGACAATTTTTATGTCCCAATCGAATTTGATGATAATTACGAATTGCTGGGCTGGGCTGAGTATGTCGCGCCAGCATTTCACGGCCCTTTTTAATGGGTCATTATGAATGCAGTGAATGCGGCGAGTTTATGGGGTTTTGTGGTTGTGCGTCCAAGCTTGGCACTGCGCGCCCGCCACAAAGTGAACCCGTATTGAGTGAGCCTGAACGCTGGCGCAAAGGGTTTGAGGCTAAGTATTTTATACCGTCACATATTAAGTTTGATCTTGATGACTGCGTATATAAAACCAAGTACGAAGGTGAACTGTTCGACAAGCTAGCCATTCAAACAAATAACATGTATTCGATTTGGGTTGATGCTTGCCGTTTTGCATCTAAGTAAATTTGTTAATAAACGCCACTATTTAACATAATGGTTATTATGCGCATAGACGAAAACCACTTCAGTTAAAATCACCCGTTAACGCCTCAAAACTGGCAGTTTGTTAGCGGGTTTATTCCTCATTTTCAAAACTTAATAATTAGTCAAATTCACCACTATTACAGTTGACCGGGGATCATATCTCAAGCCCGTAAAAGTAACCTTTTCCGCCGTTAAGCGTGACATGTCACAAGAGCTAAAAAGAGTGTGACCACTAAAAGTGACATTTTGACAACTTAAAGTGTTGCAATCTTTGGCCCTTTAATTTAAAGTTCGTCCAACGTGGTGTTTTTGCGTTTTACAAGTCCGTGCCATTTAACCCGCTTGGGGCACAGGCTGTACCGACTTGTAAATAAATGACCTTGTGACATGTCAGCGACTTGGCTTATTAAGTTGGCATCGAGGGAAGCCGCCGCCCCGCAATACCAAGAGCATGTTAGTACCCTGATATAAGCCGCGGGCGAACACCGACCGCCGAGAGTAGTTCGGCACAACCATTCAAATTAAACAAAACCCGCCTTTCTTGGCGGGTTTTCTCTTTTCTGGGTCCTGAATATGAAATGTGTCATTAGTGCCGCTAGCGAGTTCAAAGGCCGCTTTATCGCCTATGGCGGCGGGAGTGGCGTTTTCGTGTTTTCAAATGAAGTTGCGGCCAAGGCCCAGCAAGCCGCCGACATGGCGCAGCAAATCCCGGATCCGACATTAACGGTTCAAACAATGGTTTCCATCGGTGGCCTAGTCGTTATTGCGGGTCGCCTTGCGCTGGATATCTATAAAGAAATCGATAAACGCCGCAATGGGAAAAACAAAAGCGAGGGTGACAATGACTAATTTCAAGCTTAAAAATTTTATTCCTCAAGAGTTTGTCCCGGCCGCGCTGCATAAACACCGCGGCGATAAGGCGATCGAGTGTATGGATTATCGGATATTAAACGCCGTTGATCTGCTACGCGACAACATGCGGGTGTTGGGTTTTGACAACGGTTTCACGGTTAACAACTGGCATATTGGCGGGCCGCGTCAATTTAGCGGGTTAAGAACCCCCGACAGCCCCGATTATTCGCCGACCAGCCAACACACATTTGGCCGTGCGATTGATTTTGTCACTAAAACGCCAATCAAAGAGATCCACAAACACATTATTGATAACCCGTATATCTATTCGGGGATCAAGTTTATCGAAATAGATATCGGTTGGTGTCACATAGATTGTCGCTTAAATAGCGACGGTGCGCCGTTGAAATTATGGAGTCCCAAACGGGGCTTTGTCAGTGTTGAACAGTATCGAGCTGAACTTAAGCAGTAGGGCGTTGATGCGGTTTGCGTCATGGGGCGGCGCGTTGTCGCCCTTACTTTTTTGTTTATTGGAGGTTTTATGCGAGTCATTTTAATTATGTGCCTGGCCTTAGTGTCATGTTTTACCTTTGCTGATCCGTTGGCTGTTGCGCCCGTTGTAGACGAACAAGCGTTCGACATTGTGTCGTTATTGGTCGGCTTGCTGGGTGAAAAAGCGGTGTATGTGTTGGTGACGATTGCGGTTATTGGGTTTATTTGGGCGCAGTTGCGACAACTGATATCAGCCGAAACCTTGTCTAAGTTGCCTAACTGGGTTGTTTGGTTGCTCGAATTGCTGGCCGCGAATAAAGGCCGGGCGGCGAACGCTATCAACAATCAGCCAGAGCATTATAAAAAATGGGTTGGTTAAAGGCGTTAGCGCAAATTCTTAGTTTGTTTTTTGCCGAGCTTGAAAAGCATCGGGCAGAAGCAAAGCAGATCAGGCGGGAAGATAGGAGAGCAAGCATTGAAGAAACACCTACAAATGCTAATGCTGAGTTGTTTGGGGCTAGTGCTGGCCGGGTGCGCATCGATGATGATGTTACCAAAAAGCCCGTGCGACCCGACGCCCCCGACGCTTGAATGGTATGAAACGCAAGACGGCGGTATTTATTACCCAAAGGAATCAGCCGCCCAATTGCTGAATTACATTCACGATCTGAAAGAGTGCGCCACGTACACTAAAACCAAGCAACGAAATTAGGACACGTTTAGGCCCAGTGCCAATGGGGACCACTATTCCTTATTGAAAGCCCTAACGCGCTGGGCCGCCTTAATTACGTAGAGGTGGCAAGGTGGCCGAAATAACAAATCTAAATGAAGCCTACCACTGGAATCTAACCCGAATATCTGAAGCCTTTGGCTTGCATCGAGACACAGTGAGAAAACGGCTAAAAGAAGCCGGAGTAAGCCCAGCTAGTAAGCGTGGAAACGCTGATTTATACGCCTTAGATAAAGTCGGTCCCGCCTTGTTCGGAGGGAGTACGACCCCAGGCACAAAGCTTGAATATACCCCTGAAGAACTTTGGCCTAAAGACCGTAAAGAATGGTTTCAGTCTGAAAACGAACGTCTGAAGTTTCAAGAAAATATCGGTGAGCTTATCCCTGTGCATGAACACAGAGAAAGCTTGCTAAAAACGATTAAAGCGACGGTGTCATTTTTTGAAAGTCTATCTGACAAAATGGAACGCCGCCGCAGCTTTACCCCTGATCAGCTTGAAGAACTCGACACGGCGACGGATGAATTTAGGTTAATTCTTCACAATCAATTGTTAGAGATGAAAGATAATGGCTGATTATGCGCGCGCTGAAGATGTCCGCCGTGACGTCATTAACCTAGTTAAACCGCCAGTGCGGGAACCGATATCCGAAAGCGCCCGTCGGTTACTTTATGTTGAACAAAGTGGCTCAATGGTTCCGTGGGATGGTGACTTAGTCCCGTACATGTGGGAACCAATGAACTGTTTGCAATCGCGCCGCTATGATGCGGTGGTGTTTGCTGGCCCAGCGCGAACCGCTAAAACGGTATCGTTAATTGATGGTTGGATAGCTCACACCATTGTTAATGATCCGGCTGATTTTCTATTGGTGCAAATTACCCAGGATAAAGCGGCCGAACACAGTAAAAAACGCTTATCAAGAGAGTTTGCCGCCAGCCCTGAGATTAAAGCGGCCATGTCCCACCGCGGCCATGACAACAATGTTCACGACAAGATTTTCAAAAGTGGCAACTTCTTAAAAGTCGGTTGGCCCACTAAAAATATTTTCGCGTCATCGGATTGGAAGCGAGTAGCCCTAACCGATTATGACCGCATGGAACAAGACATCGGCGGCGAAGGTAGCGGCTTTATTTTAGCGGGCAAACGAACGCAAACATTCATGTCATCGGGCATGGTGTTAGCGGAAAGTAGCCCAGGCTTTTTAATCAGTGACCCGTCATACAAATGCACGGGTCATGAAGCCCCGCCGTCGCCTGGCATTATGTCTTTATATAATCAGGGTGATCGCCGTCTGTTTCATTGGCAATGCCCCGACTGTGGCGATTTCTACGAACCCGATTTTAAATTATTGCAATACGACATAAACGAACCCGACCCATATAGGGCCAGTAAAGACGTGTTGTTATCGTGTCCACATTGCGGCGTCACTCACAGAGAAGATGACAAGGCCGGATCCCGTCGCTTTAAGCTGGCTCAAAATCATGGTGGTATTTGGGTTCCTGAAGGTTGTTGGCTGGACCAAAACCGCAAGATGTTAGGCGAGCCGAGAGAAAGCCGCGTTGCGTCGTTTTGGCAAAAAGGCCCCACCGCCGCGTTTCAGTCGTGGAGCCAGTTAGTTTATAAGTACCTGGCCGCGTTGCGAGAGTACGAAAAAACAGGCCAGCTAGAAGATTTACAGGCAACGGTAAACACGGATCAGGGTTGGCCGTTTACGCCGCCCCGCGAACAAGAGCGAACCAGTACCGACTTAATGGACCGTCGCCAAGAGTTAGGACAGCGTGTCGTCCCGTCTTGGGTGCGTTTCTTAACAGCATCGGTCGACGTTCAAGGCGGTGCGCTAACCAGTCGTTTTGATGTGTTGGTGCTTGGCTGGGGACCCGATTTAGAACAGATAGTGATTGACCGTTTCAAAATTGAAAAGTCAAAGCGTAAAGACCCCGACGACCCGTCAAAGTTTGTCCGTGTTTCACCTGGTCAATATTTAGAGGACTGGGACCGGATCACCGACATGGTGATAAAGCGAACCTATCGCCTCGATGACGACAGCGATCGCTTTATGCCAATCACCATGACCGCATGTGATAGCGGCGGTGAAGATGGGGTAACAGATAACGCCTATGAATATTATCGAGCATTGAAAAAAGAGGGCCTAGCCCGTCGTTTCATGCTGGTTAAGGGTGGCAGCACGATAAACGCCCCCAAGATAAATAAATCATACCCGGATAACTCAAAGCGTTCTGACCGTAAAGCTAAGGCCGTCGGTGATCTGCCCGTGTTTATTCTTAACACGGACAAAATCAAAGACACAGTAAGCCACTCGATAAACCGCACCGAACCAGGGCGGCGTTTTGTGCATTTTCCTAATTGGTTGCCTGAATGGGTGTTCGACGAACTAACCGTCGAAACACGCTGTAAAGCAACTGGGAAATGGTCCAAGCCGTCGAGCAAAAGCCGAAACGAAACATTCGACCTTTTTGTTTATAACTGGGCGTGTATTTACAACAAGAAAGCCGACCGCATCGACTGGGATAATCCCCCCGCGTATGCCCTGCCAATTGAAGAAAACAGCGAAATAATTGTCGGTGATGGTGAGTTAGCGGATCAGCCGCGCCGCCGTCGTCGTCGCCGCTAAAAAGGGTATTTATGTTTACAAAAGACGATCTGGACGCCATTAACGAGGCGATAGCCAGCGGTGAACTGACCGTCAAAATTGATGGTAGAGAAGTCACTTACCGTTCAATTAATGAGTTGCAAAAATCCCGCCGTTTAATTTGTCGTGATCTTAACCGTCAAGCGGGCCGAAAATCGAACCCGCTAGCGGGAATGGTCACGCGAGTTGATAGGGGGATCCGTTGATATGGCAAAAAGCCTCATTGTTAACGCCCGCGGCGAACCATTTGAACGCCGAAGCCAAGCCTATGAAGGGGCAACACAGCCGCCCCGTTCTATGGGGTGGAATGCGTCAAGTGCCGGACCTAATCGCGCATTAGCGGCCGCAGGTAAAACCCTGCGTAACCGAACGCGGGCAGGGTATCGAAACAGCCTTTTATTAAAATCGGGTATCAATAAAAACGTCACTAACGAAGTGGGCCGCGGCTTCACTTTGATTAGTACCGCCAAAAATGATGATTTTAAAACAGAGCTAAACAACCTTTGGAAAGTCGTATCGACGCAACTTGACCCCTGGGGCGACATGAATTTCGGCGGCATTATTGATTTAGCCGTTCGGTCCCGCCGCATGAGTGGTGAAGTGTTTATCCGTCGATTGCGTCGCCGCTTATCGGCTGGGCTAGAAGTCCCGGTCCAAGTCGAAGTATTAGAAGCTGATTTATGCCCTATCGACTTAAACCGCAAGCTAGATAACGGTAATCGCATTGTCCAGGGCGTTGAGTTTCGCGGCAAAGTAAAAGTCGCTTACTGGTTTTATCAGAGTCATCCGGAAGACGGGATCGACTTTGCCAGCTTAAACCAGCTTGACCGCGTCCCAGTAAAAGACGTGATCCACCATTACAAACAGACAAGGCCGGGACAAGTTAGGGCCGAACCTGAAGCCGCCGTCGCGTTGCTCAAAGACCGCACCTTTGCGGATTATGACGACGCCGAATTGGTACGTAAAAAAGAGCGCGCCGCGTTCACAGGCTTTTTATATCGAGAGTCATTCGAAGAAGACGACTGGGAGTTTGACCCCACCACAGGTAAACCGCTGTATGACGACGGCGAGGGCGCGCCAGAGCAAACCTCTGTTGCCGCCGGAACCCTGTTAAGAGGTGTGCCAGGTGAGAAGTTAGAACAGTTCGACGGTGACAACACGGGCCAAGGTTACAAGGACTTTGTCCGCTGGCAAGCGTTACAGCTAGCCGCGGGATTAGAGATCCCTTACTCGTTATTAACGGGCGATTGGTCGGGGCTTAATGACCGATTGGTTCGCGCGTTTTTAAATGAATACCGTCGCGGTATCGCCTTTGACCAAACCAACTTATCCGGCTTTCAAGTGGCGTTCAAAATTTGGCGCTGGGTGATAGAAGCCGCGGTTTCTGTTGGTCGCTTATATGCCCCCGGCTTTGCTAATGACCCATATCAATATTTGATGTTGGACATTCGCCCGGATGCGTTCAAGCACCTACACCCAGAGCAAGAAATTAACGCCCGTCGTAAAGCGGTTGACTCGAACATTTCTAACATCGAGGTCGAAGCCGCGGATCATGGCCGTGACATTGAGGACAACATGCGCCGCAATGCCAAGGCAATGAAGCGTTGGGAAGACATTTGTAAAGAAGAAGGCGTTAAAACCCCCGGCGCAATGACTGGGCTATTTAGCGAACCTGAAACCAGCGAGGAACCGGGCGAATGAAGAAAAACCTAGCACTTGATTTCTTGATGTCGCGCCCCTGGGCGTTAGAGCAAGGTTATCTTGACATCATGACCGGGTTATCGGCCAGAGACTTAGACAATCTTGATCTATCGTCGTTAAAGCTATCCGCTAACCAAGTGGCTGAAGGTGTGGCCACAGCGTTAGAGGGTAAATCTGGGCGCGCCGTCACCCGCGGCATGGAGATCCGCGGCGACGTCGCAATCATTCATGTAAACGG